AGTTAGTTCTGCTGAGAACGGTGTCTCTGATACTGCAGCGAAGCCAAACATTTATAGCTCTGCATCGAATATAATTTTTCCTGATCCACCTGAAGATCCCAACCAACCAGACTGAACATCTGTATGATTAGTCGTTGGAATGAGATTAACTCTAGCAGTTTTTCCATCTGTGTCATTGGTAGCTACAGATAAAGTTGAAATCGTATCATATGTTACTCCAGGCTTATGAAATCTATCCAAACCTGTACTAGTTATATTCGGTAAGCCTCTCATTTTAGAAGGAGCATAAGCTGTTCCAGAATACTCGTTAGTGTTTAGTCTGTTTCTATTCACCATAACAGTGCCGTTCTGATTGTTACTTATAATCGTTTGATAATACCTTTGACACTTGCTTAAAGTAACTCCTACTGGTTCATGCTCGAACGGTGTACTTTGCGGCCCAACTTCTAATTGACAGCCAGTAAGATAGAATCTATTATTAGTAGAACTAAAAATACTTTGTGTACCAGCAGCCCTATTTGTTGTACCAGTAGCCCAGTCACTAGCTAAAGTAGCACTTGTAAAATCACTACCAGCGTGAAGGTAAAACATTACTGAAAAACCAGCATCTGTTAAAGTACCATCCATTTTTGAATCAGCAGTAGTGTCGGCTTGAAATGTCATTTCAAATCTTTGCCAAGAACTTGTAACAGTAAATGTTCTGTTATTATGAATATAACCTGAGTGTTTATTGTTTAATATTTGGACAACGTATGTCTTGGTTGAATCCGCTTTTGCATAAAAAGAAAGTGTTATTTGTTTTGCCTCAGACGTACCGTGTCTTGCTAATGTACAGTTTTGTGCTTCTATAGCTTGAGAAATTATAAAAGATTCATTAGCAGCAATAGAAGTGTCTGCTGTTGTGCAAGAAAACTTTAAAGAATAATTAAAACCAGGAGGTGCGTCTGTGTTTTGTTGCATTGTACATCTACCAGCCGTATTGCTAGCAAATACTTTCCATCTGTCTACATTTTTATAAGCATTCCCATCACCAACAGCATACGATGTTACCTCTCGTTGAGCAATGCTCATATCTCCGTTGATCAGCATATTTCTTCCTATGCCAATTTGCCCATCTATAGGAAGACTGTCTGCAAGTTTTCGTGCGTTGCTCATATGTTCCTCCTAGCCTAATAAATATATTTCAAAAGCATTGTTCGTATTGCCTCGATACCAAGCCCAAGGATTTGGGTCTGTGCTAGTTACTAACTCAAAATAGTCATTTGCTGAAGCGTTGTATATGGAATTAACAACTATACTCCAATCCAACCTACCACTATAAACATCACCGTCAAATTCGCATTGAGTATATGCAATAGGAGAGCCATTCTTACTAATACCTAAAGCAGCGTGTCCTGCTCTTGTATCATAAGAATATGCTTTTGCATGTATTAAATATACTCCACTTACTGGAACAGTCCATCTACCATTGTTGCTCATACTCATGCCACCTTGAGCCACCTCTGAAGTAAACCAATTAATAACAGCCCCAGAACTATGGGACACGGTTGAACCAACTGATCCTCTTGCTCTTCCGTAAGGCTGACTAGGCTTTGTCACACGACCTGAACCGTCAATTATTAGACGATTTGTATCTGAAGTAGCAATGTTGATAGGTTTATTACCACGTTGTGTAATATAAGTACTAGTTGTATCTTCTCCAATTACAACACCAGTGTTTCCTAATGTTGATGCACCTGGTTCTGCAATAGATATATAAGTTTGTGATCCTGATGATGCTTGAAAATCTGCTACATAACCAAGATTGGGGTATTGTTGCGTTATAGAACTGTCACCCACTTGTAAATTTGTTCCAGCAACTAATGTACCTGTCATGGTATCGCCAGAAGCATTGACGTATCTCGTATCGGCTGCTGCTTGGTTTAGTGCATCACCAACGCTGAATGTGTTGTATGCAACAACTTCTATCTCATCACCTGCTGCTGCACCTGATGTAAGTGTTACTGCTGATCCATTGCTTGTATAGTCTACTGTTTCATCTAAGAGCAAGCCATTCATAAATACCTGTATAAATCCCTGTGTGTGAGATATAGTAAAGACTGTCTGTCCTGCAGTAGCCGTAAACGTAGTACTGCTAAAGTTGCCAGAACCTATGAGGTTAGCTACATCTCTTGCTCTTGTCATGTGTTCTCCTAACCTATTAAATATCCACTAAAAGTGCATCTTCTAGTGCCGCCCGAATATTCTATATTCACTGTTGTGTGTGGCCTATACTCTACATCAACATAATCATTTGCTGCTAATGACATTACAGCGTTACAAACAACAGTCATATACTGTGCAGAAGTACCACTACCATAATTACCACCATATTGGTCTTTAAATGTAGCACCGTTTTTTCTTATAAAAACACCTAGTGCATGCTCATGTGCGAGTGCGCTAGCTGAAGCGAGTTGTCCAGATACAGAAAAATAATACGACCCAGCAACAGGTGCAACAAATCGTTTTGAACTTGTATTAAAATGACCACCTACATTTGTTAATGTAGCATTAAAATCTGCTGGAATTTGAGCTTGGTTTGTAACTAAATTACTAGCGGTACTATAAGCAAAAAATGATGGATGATTAGGTTTTGTTACATAACCTTCTTTAGAGATACGCATTTGTTCTACTGCGCCTGACCCTGCGTCTGTTGTAAACTTCCAAGCTTGAAGATAACCAGACCCCATTGTCGCAACAGTTTGCGAAGAACTTATATCAAAGCCATATCCACCACTTTGATGAAACTCTGCTATTTTACCATCGGTATCGCTTCGTCTTACATCTAATGCGGCAGTTGGAGTTGAGTTTACTCCCACGTTACCAGTAAACGCAGCACCAGTTAGATTAGCTAAAGGTATCCAAGCACCAGCGTGAGAGTAGTAAGCTAGTCCAGTATTGTGTACGTGGGCAAACATACCGTGATAGGTAGATGCGCTAGGTAAGTCTGATAGGTTGTTGTACAAGTTTGCGTAGGTAATCTTGTTAGCACCAAAGTCTACATCAGCAGTAAACGTGCCACCTGAAGCAGGTACATAGTTACTGTCAGGTATGTTAGTCTCAAACGATACAATGTTGATTACGTCATTTAGATTAGCTGCAGTTGCTAGTGTGACTGTACCAGTACCAGTTGTGGTAAAGTCGCTATCGTCCATGAGGATGCCGTTGACGTATACCTCTATCTGTCCAACAGTAAAGGCTAATACTTTACCATCATCATCAGCACCAGTGAACGCTGTCTGACCCTGCGTAGCAGTATAGTCAAACTTAGTTCTGCCAAATGATCTTATGTCTTTAGGTTCAGTGCCGATGTATGACATTGATATTCCTTACTCTGGTTTTGACTCTTCTGCTTCAGAGGCTTTCTTAACAACCTTTAGGTCAAACGCTTGTGTTACCTGTGCGTCTTCTCCAACAGCTAGTGCTACTGAGTTAGCATTGCAGTGAGCTACAAGAGCAGCAATGATCTCATCCTTGGCTATCCTAGCTCTGTTGGTCAAAGCATTATCAGCCCAGTCCTGTGGGGATGCTGCTGCATACTCAAGACACTTTAGTTCTGTGTCGGTTAGTGTTACTTTAATCTCTGCCATTTTATACTCCTATGGTTTTGTAGGCCAAGTTACATCATCTAAACTGGTTGCGCTTTTGGTTATGTCACGCAAGTCAGTTCTATACTTTTTCTGTGCATCAGTCATGGTTAGGTCACTTGATGCCCACCAGTCTACTTCTGCTAATCTACGGTTACGCTCTTCACGTAATAACCTCATGGGTTCTGCTGCTACAAGTTCATCCTTCTTAGCTTTAACTTTATCCCAAGTTGTACCGAAGTGTGATGGGTCTGAGCTTTCTATGGCAGAGCCATTGCTGTCTGCGCTCATGACCTTTCGAAACATAGTCTCAAACTCAACCTGAGTTGTTGGCTCTCCACGTAACACCCATTCGGTTACGCCTAATTCGCCTAATGCTGTTGCTATATCTGTCATTTGTTTATCCTATTTCGTAAACTATTGTTGCGGATCTAAAACGTGTAAGGAAATTAATTCTGTTGGCACTTGTGCTATTTACAGCGTAATCTCTTACATATAATTGTATTGTTTTTGCTGAAGATGATGTGTTCGAATAGGTGTCACTTTTAGTTTGCCTAAGATATATGTCGGCAGAAGTATTTGTATTAAAATATATTTCGTGAGCATAATTATTATCATGGCTTATAGAAGAGCCAGCAACATAATGTTTAAACATCATACCCTCTGCCTGACCGTTTATTCGACACGAAAGGTCTGATACAATTATTAAAGTAGAAGATGCAGATTTTGGAGTAAAAGAAAAAGAAGAACCAGTAACGGCGGCATAAGATGAGCTATTGTTTGCCACTTGATGTTCATCAGCCCAAGTGTGTCTATGCATTTTTAAAATTGTACCACTAACATCTAATCCTAAGTCAGACGCAGTAGGAGCCGCTCCTGCGGTGTTCTGTATTGTATCAACTTTTAAGATAGAACTCATTGGGCTATCTCCATAAGAGTTATACTCGATTCTTCTGCACTGCCGTATTGTGCGCCAATATTAGCTGATGCAAACCCTCCCACTGCTTTCATTCTAGTTTTATATGTAAAAGAACTTGTGGTGCTAGGAGAATGTAACATCTGCAAGTTTGTCTGCCAATGAAAGGCGTATTGTTCTTTTATCCTAAACTGATCGTAGGTAGAACCACCAAATAATTGATTATTACTACCGTCTGCTATTATTAAATTAGCTTGGCGTTGTGCATTTGTACTAGCTGTAATAGAAAAAGCCTGACTAACAGTTACAAAAATTTTAGATGATGAAAACTTTGGTGTAATAGAAGCTGTTAAACCAGTATCAACAAATGAAGTAGATGTTGTAAGCACTTGTGTTGAAGTCGATGAATTTACAACCTGAATAACATGACCTGGAATAGCCACACCATTACCACTAGTTTTTTCGTTTATGGTGTCTACCTTTAGGATGCTCATTGTTTGATCTCCTGAAGTAACATAAAACCTTGACGACCATAAGTAGGATGGTTAACTCGTATTCCTGTTACATTTGTACCTGTTCTACCATATTGAACAGAATATACTAAAGCATTAGTAGTATTTGCAGTATCTATATATTGTATTGTACTATCCTGCATAAATCTTGCAGTTCCATCAACGGCATACAAGCCTGGCTCATAATTATCGCCTGATAATACTACAGTGCTATCTCTCAAAAGTTTGATTGATGCAGCCCTCCATGTACTGTTATTTCCAGACTGAACATAAACATGATTTGTAGTGTTTACATGTATTTTGCTGTTTGAAAATTTTGGTGTAATAGAAAGGCTTCCAACGCTAACGAAGCTTGATGTATCAATGAAAGTATTAACAGTAAATCTTACATGTACTGTTTGAATAATTGTCCCAGTAGGCATATCATCATGCCTTATATTATCTGTAACCTCTAACGTCTGGCCAGTGGGTATAATAACTTTATTGGCATTGCCGCCAGAGCCAAGACCTTTTAGATTTTCTACATGTAAAGTACTCATATGATTGTCAAGTTCCCATTAACTGTAAGCGTTACACTAGACGCTATTGTTAGAGGTCCATTACAACTAGCATTCTGTGAGCTAGGTATTGTTGTGTCTGTACCCATGCTTTGCTCATTAGTCTGAAACAAAGCGGTCTTCATAGTATTCTGTGTTGTGTCGTATATTGGCGCTCTGATACTAGCTGCAAATGTGCCACCGCCTGAGAGTGTGGGTGCATCTGCTACGCTGAATATGTTGTGAGCTATAATAGTAATCTCATCGTCTAGTGCAGCAGCAGCGCCTAACACCACTGTAGTTCCTGTAGTAGCTGTGTAGTCAGCAGGTTGTAACAGTATTCCGTTTTGATATACGTCTACGTTTCCAATAGAGTATACAGCATTAAATGTAGTTTGTCCAGCAGTAGCTGTAAATGTGTGCGCTCTTCTTGTACCCTCAGTTAGTGTCTGTCCTATGTATGCCATATGTTTGTCCTAACCTAGTAAATATATGTATGCCATATTATAGCTATTATTAGTGCTTGGTGCTGAATAGCTATTATGATATGTAAAAGCTATAGTATCATTAGCAGTACCACTAACTATAGAGCTTATTATAACGTTTTCATATACTGAATTAGAAGCAGGGTAGCCCCAACTGTTCACTTGTGAACTGCCAGTATTATATAGTAAGAACAAACCCAGCCATTGAGCATCTGTTGCTTTAAGGTTTATATTACAGAAACAAAGATATTTACCAGTAACAGGGAAAGTAAATCTACCAGTTGTATTATTAAAACAATTACCAACATTTGAATGTATATTTGCCCAACGAATAGGATTAAAATGTGTAGCTAATGTTGCTCCATCCGCACTATAATTATAAGCAGCAAAACAAGGCTGACTAAGCTTTGTCACAGCGCCTAAACCGTCAATACGCATACGGTTGGATTGATTAACGTGTATATCAAATGCTTTACCATCTGAGCCACCACCTGCTCGTAAATCAACATCTGAATTAGAAACATCAGTTCTTCGTAAACGAATCGCAGCTACACCAGCATTGCTGTCTGCTACTTCTAACTTTGTACTAAGTGACGTTGCCCCAATTCCAACATTTTCTGAGCTATCAATAGTAATGGCAGTTGCATCAGCATTATCATCTATGCCTACTCTAGTAGCTAAATCTTTTGACTTACCCATTAGGTAATCTCCAATATACTCATCATTACATCACAAGAAGAGGCTGCACTTGATGTCACTTTAATGCTATCGCCTGTTTGTAAGACAACCTTTTGATCACCTCCCACAACAACAAGTGAGCCTCCACTAGGTACAGTAGCTGTTTTAACTAAGAACGTATCATTAGATCCATCGTTGTGTGTTACATCAACGGTGATAGCTGCAGTAGTTCTGTTAGCACAAGACAAACCAATAACGGTTGTGGCTGTGCTTGCACCAACTGTGTAGCTTCCTACCGTGACTGCTGATGTTCCTACGCTACGAGATGTTTTTCTAAGAAATGTATTTGCCATATTGTTATCCCAAAGCTATCGCTAGTGCAACAGCAGAACCTGCTGGGTCAAAGGCTGTGGATGCAGCGACACGTGCATCTGCTCTAGCGTTGGTGAAATATAAGTTAGTAGATCCTTCTGATAAATTATCTGTGTCGTGATTACCAAAAGTAATAATAGATGCTAAGTCGTGATCGTTTGATGCAGGGTCAAGGTGAGCAGCAACACTAGCAGGTAAAGTTATGAATACAAACTTAGTTCCTGCTGAGAAGTTTGTCGCTGATCCACCATTTGAACTGGACAACACTGTAGTTCGTGAGAGAGTATTAGTGCCACTGTATGTGCCTAGCCCTACTTCCCACTCATCTACTCCATTAGCTGTGTGTACAATGGCATAGTAAGTTGTGTCATTAGTAGACATAACTGATGCAAAGGTATCGAAGGTAGCACTAGCTCCTCCAAGAGTTATGTTACTTACGCCTGTGCTGGTAGTAGTCTCACGTACTCGATCTTTTAGTACTAGTGCCATTTTATTATCCTTACGTTATACGTATAACTGCGTTGGATGCGTCTGCTGTAGGAAAGATTACAGTAAAGTCACCTGCTGTTGATGCTACGTTTGTGCCAAACGAAAATACAGCTATTGCTTTGTTACTTGCCGAACTGTTATATATGATAGCCCCAGCAGCCGTTATTGTCAAGTTCGAGAACACTTCATCTGCAAAGTCTACAAATGCCGTAGTTCCCGATAACGTTATTGTAGCGGAATCTAACGTTTGCCCTCCTGCACTGTAGTTTGTTCCTGTAGCTTCATCTGAACTACCTGTTACGTCAGAGTAATTAGTTGTAGCTGCACCAAAGTTACCTGTAGGTGATGGCTTTATCAACGCTATCTTCAGCGTGTGTGTGTCTAAATCGTGAACACCCCCAAGTAGCTCTTGCTTGAAGCTGTTGCACATTGCTGTAGTAATAGTACCCATGAGAATGTCCTTATGTTAAATGCACGAAGAGGCCACCGAAGCAGCCTCTAAGTTTATCTTATGATTATGCAACGTTGTAAATAGCTGACACCAATCCTTGTGGGCGTAGAATTTTACGTCCATATAGGTGCATACCACGTACAATGTCTGCAAATGAGTCGGGATCTCTATAGTTCTCAACTTTATTCATTTGCTCTGCAGTTGCTACAGACTCTTGCTGTCCACCTAAGATTACACCGTAGTGTGCATCTTGGGCTAGTGCGCCAGCATGAGTTGGACCATTACCTTTGGCAGGTAGGTTGTTTGAAACGTACACTTGAAAACCGTGAATGTTTCCTGCAACCAATCCATTTTGTAGACCTGACCCACCGAAGTCTGCATTGAGAAGACGTGAGTCTTCGTCTTTTAGCATTTCCATGAATACTGGATCTACAACTATCCAACGTGAACGTGAGTCAACGTTTTCTGTGTCCATTTGACGTGCCATACGTGCGATGACTGTCAATGGGGATATAGTAGCTGATGATAGTGAAGTCGCACCAGGCAAACGTGTAGCTAGTGGAATAGAGTCACCAGTAGCATATGCTGTTGATGCAGCGTCTGCTGATCCTAATGCACCAAAGTCAGTAGCGTCCAACTGGTTAGTCTTTAAAGATTCACCGTTGATTTCACTTGATGTTGGGTGCTGTGCGTCACCTGAAGATGAAGTAATCAATGCTCCAGATGTGTCATAGCCTGACATGTAGGAAAGAACATCTACGTCAATAGCGTCTGCCATTTTGTAGGCTGCTCTATCTGCAGCTAGACTTACGAAGTCAACATGAGAGAACTGCTCTTCGATGTCATCCATTTTGAAAGCAAAGTAGTTAGCTTTGTCAATGGTGAGTGAGAAATCCTGATCGTCTAACTTCTCTACAGAAATACCTGTGTGACGCTGTAGTGCGTTAACAGTTACGTCTGGTTCTTTTTGGATGCGTACAACGTCACCCTGATTTGCAATTTCACCAAAGTATGAGTTGTTGGTGATTGCACTTACTACAGACGATTTTCGCAGTGCGATTTGCGCCTGTTTGGAGAACATTATCGGACTAAAATTGCCGTTAAAGCCTCCACTTGCTGATGCTATAGCCATAATTAAATCTCCTTTATAGATATGGCGTTGAAGTAACACTACATACCCACGATGAAGAGGCTCTTTGTTTTAGGGTAGTCAGCTATGCTTAGAGACTGCGCTGTCTCTTTGCGCTGGGCCTATACTTAGAGGTAAGTCTTTTGTGTGGCTAGTGCTTGATTAAAGCATACACACTAATGCTGTGTATATGCCATAGTTGTATCTATGATGTTTAGAATGTCAACTACTTTCTTGATACATCATAAATAAATCTTCCATTACGTTGAGCGTCCAATATTTCTTCTTGTCGCTTTTCGTATTGTTTAATAGACATTGCAGCTACTTCTGATTCACGAATGTATCCTGCTGCTTCATCTGGCTCTGGCGCTGCTGCGCTTTTTGTTTTTACAGAAGATGCTGCTGCTTTTTCTGAAGGTTTAGCTTTGCTTTTAGTATTAATACCTTTATCTATTTTGTAAAGGTCTATTACACGTGCTACAGATTTTGCATCGTCAACATTTTCATACAGAGCATCCTGTACCCACTTAGGTTGTTCTTTAGCCCAGTTATGAAATGTATCGTCTTGACGTATTTCTATAAAATCAGGATGTATCTTAACAAGTTCAGCTTCTGCTTTCTCTCTTTGTGCATTTACTTTAAGTTCTTCAAACTCAGCCATGCGTTCTTCTAAAGCACTAGCAGATGCCTTGGCTTTTTTATCTGCAATGGTTTCTATAATACTTGCTATGTCAGGATACTCTTTAGACCAAGCCTCTAACTCTTCTTCCGATTTAGGAAGTACAAGCTCTTGCTTTGCAGCTTTGTTTACCTGTGCTTCTAGTGCTGCTATCTTTGCGTTGAACTCTTCTTCTTTCTTTTGTGAGTGTCTACGCAAATCACCATAACGTTTCTTGAAGTTCTTTTCCTCTGCACCTAAGTCATCTTCTTCTTGTGCTTTGGATTCTGGTTTTTCTTCTTGTTTGGTATCACTCTCTGCCTGTACTGGTTCAGCTTTAGGCTCTTCGCTACTGGGTTTATCTTCAGAACTTTCCTCATCTGTTATACCTAGTGCCTCTTTCTTCATGGCCAAAAGCTCTTCTTCGTCTTTCTTGATACGTTCTTCGTTGGTTAAGTATCCACCTTGACCCATCATTACTCTTGGGATTTTAGGTTTTACCATTGGATGTGGTTTTGCTTCTTCGCTTGTAGCCATTTGTTTTCTCCTTATGTTGGGGTCAGCCGAAGCCGAGTGGCCTTATAGTTATTTGGATTTTTTCTTTACTTCTTCTTCTAATGTCTTTGCTTGTTCAGCGTGTAACTTAGAGGCTTTCTTTAAACCTTTTACTACTTTTTTAACTTTTGGTTTATCTACTAATGCACCTTTGTGAAAACCTCTAACAACACCTCTGTCCAAGTCTCTCAAAACATTTTCTGTTCTAGCTGCTGCTTTTAGTGACTCAGTTCTTTCTTTTCTTGAAGCACCTCTGTCTCTCATATCTTTCATTACTTTTTGAGTATTCTGTCTTGCCTTTTGTACTCTAGGAGACTCTTCTCTTATTGGTTTCGTTGCTGTTCTTGGTGCAGAACGTGAAGACCCTGAGTCTACTGTTGAAGGATCAAACCTTGTTTGACTTCCACCAAACTCTTCTGCTGGATCTATTCCCATGCCACCAAAACCGCTAGACGCTGGTGGGATAGGATCTTTTGATGACTGCACAAATGACTCAGAAGTTTCGTTTGTTTCATCTACGCCAGGGGTTGTTCTATCGCTTGCATCTTGCACATCTGGTGTATATGCCTTTGTCATTTTATCTAACTGCTTGTACAACGCATCAGTTTGTTCTGGGGTTCTAACTGCAGGTGCATTTGGATCGTTGCCTGTTATCTTACCCAGTAGAGTGGATATTAAACCTGGCTCGTCTGCATTTGCTATTTCAAGTAGCTTATCATAACGCCTTTTATCTACCTCACTTGTATAGGGATCATCTCTTCTACGCTCTATTTCTTTTTTAAGTTGTCTAGTTTCATTCCACATAGCAACTTTCATTGCACCACCAACTATAGCATTTAATGAACCTATGCCAGCAGCTAATAAATTACCTTTCATGCTTTTCTGGTCTTCTACCATTTGAGCTAGCTCTTCCATAGTTAACTCTTTATAGTTAATAGGAGTTGGCGCTGGCATATCCATACCGCCGCCACCTGATCCACCAGAGTCAGAACCACCACTACCGCCTACTGGAGGAGTAGGAGCTACAACTGTACCCTCACCTTCTACAGGATAGTAACCTGCAGGTATTTCCATTTGTGGTACACCGTCTATAAAAGTAATAAATATTCTGTGACCAGCATCATTCATATACTCACGCATTTCTAGTAGCGGTCCTGTGCCATCGCCATAGTTAGCGTAAGCATTGTCCATATCAAAGCCACCCTTTTGATCAGGGGCATAGAAAGGCTCATTAAATTGATCTTCTCCACCTATAAGATTTGTATCTTCATCAGTAGCAAGTCCTCCCTCATCAAAGCCTAAGTCTTTTCTTAAGTTTTGAACAAATGCTTTATAAAAAGGTTGTTCTCTATAGCTATATGGAGTGTCTACCTGTCCTGCTCCTGATGGAGAACCATACTTACGTGCAGCACGTTCCATAGGGTTTCCACTAAAACCAAAGTCAAATTCAGCCTGACGGTCAGGTTTATCATCATCGTCTTTACGATCAAACAATTCTGCCATTCTTCTATAAATTGCTTCTGCTCTGTTTTTTGGTTTATTCTTTCTGGCTTGGACTCTAGCAGATATGGCTTCAGGTGAGTTGTCTTTTTTATCATCATCTCCAAAAGCTGCTGCCATTATCTCTGAATGTGTTTTACGTGGAGCAGTTCTTTTAGGAGGTTTTATATTTTTTGCTTGCTTTTCTATTCCTTCATAGTCCTTCATAGACGTACCACCCCTGTTCATTTGCACAGGGTCATCATCATCCATTACTTCTAAGTCTATCTCAGAAAGTTGTATATCCATTATACGGTCTTCTTCAGCATCATCCATAGGCTGTCCACCTATACGTCCATCTTCTGCCATTTGAGCGTAACCATTCTTAGCTTCAGCACGTAAGTCTTCAAATAGTTTTACACCATGAAAGTTTACTACATCAGCAGGAACAACTATCTCTCCCTCACTAAGCATAGTTGGTATGTCATCTCTTACATTTTCTGCTGTTGAACCCATTGGTATGTCATTACCTGACACAGGATCTTGTCCTATAGTATTGTCAGGTACATCACCAAAGTTCATTGCCATCTGTTCTTCAAGCGCCATTTACTGTCTCCCTCAATAGCTTGAGCTTTCTAAGCACGTCTATCGCACCTTGTTGTCTGTGTATAACGTGTGGTTCATGTGCTGTTTCTAACGCACGTTGCCTTATATGTATTAGTTCATCTATGTGTTGTTGAAACTGCTCGTAACACTCTTTATCATTGACCAACTGCTTGAGGTGCATTGCCTGTAAATCCTTGTTCTTCAGGTAGTGGCGCTGTGCCTATACCTACTTGTGAACCTCCACCTCCAGTAGTATCTGCTACACTTTGTGGGCCTTGACCTTCAGGAGAAGCTACACCTTGCTCTGGTGTTGGTGCTGGTGCTTGAAAACCTTTTAGTATCTCAGCCTGTATAGCTGCATCGGCAATAGAGTTAGTTACCTTGTCAGGATCTAAATCCATGCTTTTTGCAATCTCACGTATAATATAATCCATCTTAGCAAAGGGTGCAAGTACTGGATTCTGTGCTACCTGTAAGAACTGCATCAAGCGTTGGCTACGTACTTCATTAGCCATAAGGCTTTCTGTACCTGACGCATGCACTTCTAGGTCACCCTTTATATCTTCATCAAAGTCAAACTGCATGTTAAATGCAAAGAATGCTTTACCTAAAGGACGGATAAGATAATCATCCACATTTTTAACAACGGTCCGAATACTACCATTAGCAGCAGACATAAGCATAGAGATTCCAGAAGCAGTACGCCCCACTCCTTGAACTCCTGTTTGACCATGTGCAAAAGATGGGAATCCAGTAGACTCATCTGCTAGTACTCTCGCTTTATCAAATAGTTGCATGTTCTCTTGTGCTACATTTGGAAACTTTGTACCAAAGATAGCTTGTCCTGGAGCGCCACCCTGTCTTCTAAATATCTTTCCAGGATATACAGATAGGTCTTGACCAGGAACTAAGTTAGTTTCATCTACTTCTATGATAAGATTACCAGACATTGCAGCATTGTCAATAGCCATTCTCATAAAGCCATTCATCAATGTCTGTGTATCATCCATGTTCTCAGCAATACCAACACCAAAGAATGAGTATGGATTATGCTCGTATGGCACAGCGTAGTAAGGTATACGTGTAGGCTTAAATGGGTTTAGTACAAAGCGTAGTACTTCACCGTTACTTACCCATACATTACAGTTTACCTCATCTAAGTCACT